GAGGCGGCATGTTTGCGCACATAGATGAAAAGTACCAAAACGCCAAAGGCGCGCTTTTAGCAGAAATACAGTCAAAACTACACGGGGCTTCTCAGGACCCAGATAAACCCCAAACATACCGATCACATGTTAAAAACAAGGACGCGATGTCCGAAAAAGAAAAAGATCAGTACCGAGAAGGCACAAAAATAACGAGCGCTTGGGACGCGGTATTAAGCAACCCTGAGCTCCAATACGGTTCTTTAACCGGTGGTGCAAAGGAGTTGGGTAAAACGATTTTGTTGCCTTTTCTGCCTAAAGAGGCGATGGGAACAAGGTCTGATGATTCTGTTTTTCCCGGCGTTCGTTTTCAAGAAGACATGGCTAGAACAGAAACCCCTGTTTTCCCTGGAGACATAGCTGAAGCGTTTAGATCCTATTTGAAGAATTATGTAGACAAAGAAAAAATAAAAGCTTTTGACAAAAGAGCAGACGAGTTTTCTGTAAACGAGATCGGTCCGGCGGCTTTTGATGTAGCGGTGGAGGCTTTCCAACAAACACAGCCTTTTGCGTCCATAGGTCTTAACCTAACTGAGGCCCAAACAAAGGAGTATCTTAAAGACATAAAACACGGGAAGGATAGTACCTTTTGGCTAGGCCCATCAAGGTGGAGAAAGAAACTTGTTCGTATGGGGCTTTTGGACGAAGCGTTTGTGGAAGACCCTGAAGTTGTGGCTACGGTGGATGATGCGCTTTCTCTGGCTAAAAACACGCTTGTTAACGTTGCTGCCAGTAAAAGGGACGCTTTTATTGCTCAAAACCAAGAGATTTATAGGGACGCTTTACTCGCAGTTCCTGGGCTGACAGATATTGCTTTACCTTTTATAGAAAATACGGCGCCTTCTCATAAGGAATACAAGGACGTCAAGAAGACGTTCGATGGGTCCCAGGTTAGAGACGCCGACATACGTCCAGACTACCCGCTAAAAGCGGATTGGCCCAAAGCTTTATTACAGGCTTCTATTGTAAAGACTTTGCAACACGATCCAGACATTACTCACATCTACATTCCTGATGCCGGGTACGGTGAATCTCCCAGGACTCCTTATTTCCAAGCTTTAGAAGAGGCACAAAAGATTGCGGACAAGTTTAAACTAGATTTTAAAGTGGTCGATGAGTTTACAGCGAACGTATACAACCCGAAGACAGGAAGACGTGAACAGGGCCCTGTTAAAACTCGTGCCTTAGAGATCGCACCACTAAGGGAGAGATGGGTATTATACGGAGGACCAGAAGGTTATCAGAAAGGGGGATTGGTTAAGAAAGCAACGAATCAAGTATTGAATTATGGAGACTACGGAAGACGATATATCTAGGGAAAAAGCGGCTTTATATTGGTATAACCAAGGTTATAGAGAGGAGGCTTTGCACCAAAAAATAGAAGAGACGGTGGAACAAGGACGCCTCGTTGACGAGGGCCATATTACTTGTGCAGGCGGGGTTTGCGACTAGCTATAATAGGCATGTAGTTTTTAGGGTTCGACAAGCCTTTGTTGAACCTGGGTATCAACCAACCTATTATTCTTATTTTTCTTATTAAGTCTTTCATGCTCTCTCCAATAAAATCGGGGGAGTTATTTCCCCCGATCTACACCTGGGCCGTTCCTCAACGCGCAAACATCTCTTCTCGACCCATATGTTCGTTAAAGTCCCATTGTTTATGTCTGCAATTTTATCGACGTACGCTGACACCACACACATAAACTACCGAACTGGGACCAAATCCGTCTTAACAAGGCGTCAGCTACTCAAAAACTCTGAGTGTTTCTTGGGATCATCGACCACGACCACCCATTCTAAGGTGCCGTTGTCCTCCCATTGCATTAAAACTGCCCCTAGACACGCTGTCATGTCTAGCTCACTAAAAATTTTATAGGCCGTGAGCGCGGTTATTTGATCCGAGTAGAAGTGCATCACGGATTTGCTCTTGCCATTGGGCATTTCGCCTTTGTATATTTCAGTTAGGTTAAAATCGTCTGTGAACAACGTACAAGTGTGCGATAAGAAATCGGCGTCTTCTTTGTTGTAATAGACAAGTGTTATTGGACCGCTATCGCTCATCTCAATACCCGTGGGTTATATGCTCGTAAGCGTCTGGACAGTCTTCGATGTCTTTTCCACAAGTGCATTTTTCTATATGTTCTTCCATTTTTTCTCCCTGATCTTATGCCTGGTTCTTTATTTATTATGATCTCGGTTGCCCAAAGAACCAGGCTAACGGACTAAGATCGGATCCGTATAATAAGGAGGCCAACCGAGTAAGTGAATTATACCCCAAAGTAACATAAAGTAAACAATATTTTGTATATTTTTTTGAGCACGAAGGAAAAGGGTGTTTTGTCGTTCGTGAGATTGACCAAGGTCCAAGGACCAGGGACTTTTGTCCTGTTTCTAAGGGTGTCTTGCTTATTTCTATAACTGACTTGCTTGTTTCTCCAGCAGGAGGGCGGGTTTCTCCAGGGGAAGTGTTGATTTCTCCACCGCACCTCAAAAAAACGTAGAAGTTCACTAAAAGTTAGGTGAAAACACAGGTACGAAGGCTCTGAAACCCTTTAAAATCAAGGGGTCTTGTTTTCCTATATAGACAACTACCACCTAACCTGAACTTCTACTTTTGTGATTTTACAAAAGACTAATACGAAAAAAAGTTGGAAAAGTGAGGTGCGGAGGTGCGTTTTCCTTGAAAACCTTTGTTTATAGGGGTTTTCACCTAACCTGACAGAGGTGCGGTGGAGGTGCGGTGGGTTAGGTGAAAAAATACTTACTAAATCTTACTTAAAACTATATAATTTAGTTATGCCAAAAGGACAATCAGGAAACATATCAGGCCGTAACGACAAACACTTGACGCCAAAACAGATTCGTTTTGCTAAAGAGTTTGTTTATAACGATGGATCAAAAACACAAACCGAGTGTGCTGTAGCTGCTGGGTACGGCAAGTCGAGTGCTCATGTTCGGGCATCAGAGCTGCTAAACCCACAAAAATATCCGCTTGTTGTTCGATATATAAGAGAGCTCCAGTCGGAAGTGGACAAGAAGTACGAAGTTACTTTCGGAAGACACGTTAAAAAACTAGCTGATATAAGAGACCAGGCCATAGACAAAGGAAATTTAACTGCTGCTGTTTCAGCTGAGGTTCAAAGAGGTCGAGCTGCGGGTCTTTATGTAGAAAGAAAAGAAGTTCGCACAGGCAGTTTGGAATCTTTAAGTGAAATAGAGATTAAAAAACGGATACAAAAACTACTTGGAGACTATAAACCCTTGTTGGAAGCAGAAGAGGCGCAGTTTACCGAATAGTTTTTTTGTGTAGCTCGTCAACATACTCTTTAAACTCTGGTGTCATTCCTACAGCCTCTTTAGGTTTAACCGCATTGTCATACTCTTCCCAGGTCAAAGTTAGTCCCATGGTGTCTTCTAGTTTATTAGCTATTCTTGGGTGACTATCTACTGGGCAGTCTATACAAAGCCGATAGCTTTTCTTTGCTCCTTTTAGACCGATTCTAAGAAAAGGAAGTAAATCGTGTAGTTGGTTTTGGTTAATGGCGTCAATTAAATTGTTTGCCTGGTCAACCTCTAAGTAAGTTCTGTACCTAATCATCGAGTTTTTTCCATTTTTCGTATAGCCAGCTCGGAACGTTTTTTGGCGTTTGATAATTTACTGGTCCCTAGTTTTACTCCATGTCCTTTGTTATCAACTATGCGATACTCCTTAGAACGGTTGTCTTGCACCAGTCTATAGGTTCCTCTTACTTTAAAATCTTTTTCCTCAGCCATTTTTTTCTTCCTCCAGGTTTAAAGTTAGTCTTGTTAAGTACCATTGAGCCTTTTCTAAGTCCTCTAGTCCATGTTTTTGTTCATATCTCCACAGATATTTTAATATATTTCCTTTCAAATAATCTCTAAATCCTTGAGGAGACATACTTGCCTCTATTGCGTCAATGCACTCAATCCCTCCCTGGTTGTAGTGTGGGGGGTGGTTTACCAAATCAGGCTCTTTGTCTGGCATAGCGTGGCTTTTTCCAAAAGTGTCGTAAATCTCAGCCATGTTTTTTCTTGTAAATCGCTTTTAGCCATCCTGGATATGTTCGATAATATTCAAACATGTTTATAAAGGGGGTGATGCCTTCTCTTTGTCTTTCGGCTGTGTTTTCTTCAAACATGTCTTTAACAAACATGTGAAAGCCCGGATCTTTTTCAAGCTCCTTGTCAAGATCTTCCCATTCTTTTTTTCTCCACAACTTAGTCATTTTTACTCCCCAGCAAAAGATCTCCTAGGTTGTATTTATTAACTAAAAGGCCCCTGTTAGCGAACTGCCCTGGATTAAACTTTGTTTTTTCGTAGTGAGCTGTTGGAAGGCTTGTAGAAACCTTTGCCCACTCACCACTTGATGCTTTGTATTTCTTTATATGAATGTTTGTCTCTGTGATTTTTACAACACAAGCCATTTGTGCACTTGCTTTTCCCCAAGGAACGTTGAGAAGATCGCCCAGCTTTAGTCTGTGTTTCTCGCCTTGGTGTACAATAAAGAAATTGTTTTCGTGTTTTTCAATCATGTCTGCTATTTCTTGTTTTTTAATATACTTTTTCTTTCCAACCAAAGCAAGAGAGCAGAATAAGTAGCAGCCATACCAATAAACTCTCCATGAGATATTGTTTCTGTTTCAGCAACCCGCATTTGTTTTAAGGAGTCAGCCAACCCCTCGGTCAGCTTTCTCCTTAGTTCTTCTGTTTCTATTGTTTCAGAAGGGCTTGGCATCTATCCACTCCTCTGGACACTCTTTTTTATAAATGTCCCTGGCTCTTTTTATAAGTGCAGCCTCCACATGAGGTTCTTTTTCTTCTGGCAACCACCACTCAACAATCGCACCTTCCGAGTTCTTTTTGAAGTGCACCTTACCGCGTCCGAACCCAAGGTGGACAGTTCCTACGCTGTCCTCCCCAAGTTCAACTTTGTTTTTTCCATTGTAGATGCTCATGTCACACTCTCCTCTACATGCTCTTTTAATTCCTCTAGTTGAGCAAAGTCTCCGTCAGACAAACTGTCTCCGTCAGATTCTTTAAATGCAACAAGATCATTAGTATCAATCAATTCTTCTACTGTATCTTCATACATCAATGGAAAACTCATACCAAATTTTTCTTTCAAATAAGCTATATCGCCTTTAGAAAAATGCTCAAAGAGTTGAACCTCTCCCCATTCGTCATCGCCAGTACCTCTATAATCGTTGTACTCAAGAATAGGTTCTGTCCATTTGCCTTTGTATTTAACTTTGATTAATCTGTAATCACAATATTCATTCCCTACTGTTTCAGTTAATACTGTTTCATCTGTCCAGTCATCTCCTTGTAGATCAATTATTTCAATCATTGGGCCACCTCTTCTAGTTCAACCTCTTCTAGTTCAACCTCTTCTAGTTCAACCTCTTCTAGTTCAATGACTTCTGGTTCAACCAGTTTGCTGATCTTAAAGTCTTCACCTAGTCTTGTAGGCATGATGACCACAACACCGTTTTCAGACTGCCAAACATTAGACCCAGTTGGAGACCCAGAGACAAGTGCCATAGTTGGAAACTTCTTGTTTTCCTCTTTGAGCACAAAGTCTTTGAGTTTAGCCAGGTATTTTGTGTTAAAGCTGACCGGCTCACTTAGATCAAAACCAGAGCTAACAACACGCTGCCAATCTGGAAAAGTTCCTTCAAGTACAGGTAGTCTGGTGGCTACACTATCACCGTCTTCATCGGCTTGGACCAGATACAGCTGTTTTGGAAAAGGATCAATGGTTCCGTCAGCAGAGGCGTCCATATCAACCAAGTCCACTCTTTTAGAATCCGTTTTCTTTAATTGTGTGAAAACAGGATTAAGTTTTTTAGAGTTTTCTTGATAAACATTTAAGATGACGTCTTTGAAAGCTACATGAGCAAACGCCTCTTTATCCTCATATACACAAAGATAGTGTCCATTGGTTGCTACGATGTACACTCCACCACCAGGTCTTTTTTCAATAAAAACCCCGTTTAAGTAGTAACGTACATCTCCCTTTGCGGCAAAAAGGCAGGCACGGGCCAACATTTCTCCGTTTAAGTTATCGATATTATTTG